AAACTGTGTGTTTGACGGCAATCCTACAGCAGCAAAATATGCAGCAGAAATATCCGCGCCGCTAATGTTATCAAAAATCTTAAGAGTGTAAAGTATTGCAGAGTTTGATGTATCGCCAGTCCCTCTGGCGACTAAGCGCAGTCCGAAATAATCCGTACCCAGAAAATCTCTTCGCAACGTAGTTTCACCTGTGATGGCCTGAGGCTCTTCTGTAAATGAATAGGTGTCGTTGCCGCAATACATCCCTGCGCCAAGCACCGGGCACGTTCCAGGGGATGCGGCAAGCGTTGCGGCGCTGTTATAGATATTGCTGATCGTGATGGTTTGATCAGCTAGAAATGCCATATTGCGCAGGCCAACCCATACGCGATGCTTGACTGGGCTGCTAACAATCTCGCCTTGACTGACAGGAAACAGAAAGCTGCCCTTGAAGAAATACGATCCTGCCTTGACCAGTGACGGCTGAATCCATACGCCACCAACATTGCTAACGCGCTTGCCAAACAGAATAGGGACAGTCTCGCCTGCAACGGCAATCTTCTGCTGTTCACCAAGATCAGCCGCTGGCGTCTTGCGATTACCAGGCGAGCGGTCGCGATTTGCTGTTGCTTGATTGGGAGGGGTCTTACCAGCGGATGGTCCTAGCAGCGACTTTTTCAGCCGGCGCCGTGTTCTTTTGTTGTCTAGCAGCTTGGCAAGCCACTTGTTAGCTGGTGATAGATCGGCCATTACACTGCCTCCTCGCATTGCTGCATAGCTGCCAGCAGCATCATGGGCGGCACAACTGCTGTTGCCTGCTCGATGCTTTCAACGCCTGCAATCTCACAGCCATCGCAGCCGACAAATATCTTTTGCCCATCACGCACAAACATCTTCACGTCATCATGCACGCAGCCATCGCTGCAGCGCACTTGCATGTTGATCGCCAGCACTGGTGTGATCATCGGCCCGTAAACCTCCCGATCAAGTCTGATGCAATTTTTCGCGTCGGCACCTGCGGCTTTGTCTTGTCCACCATAGGGCTGATCGTCCAACTCACCGAATCATCATCAACGCTTGCCCCATCGATGCCGCCAATGTAGCGGCTGATCAGTTGTGCGCTAGCAGCGTCAACAGCATCCTTACCAGCATCCTGCAAATACAGCGAAGCGATCACTAGCCTGTTGGTGCCAATTGCTGCATCAGTCAAATCAATGATGTCACCGGTGGCGGCAATCTCAACAGTCAGATCTCCAATCGCATTGGCAGGCCGCAGAGAGAAGCCAGAGGCAGAGAACGGAATATAAATAAAGTCGCCTTGTACGTCGCTATCAATCACCGACATATCCTGCGGCACTTGATAGAAGTTCTGCCATCGGCGGGTCGGTGTACGCTTGCCACCGCTGTAGACGCTATTGCGGTCGGCGTAGTATTCAAGGAAGCACAGCAGATCGTAATACGCCATCACGCAATCCCAATGCTGCGGCGCACCATACTGTCGCCTGCTAGCAGCTCCAGCGTCTGATTAACGCTAGCTTGCACTGCCCGGCTCAAATCTGCGGTGGTCACGTAATTGGTGCCATTCATCTGAGTGACAGGGCCAGTCTGGATACTTACGTTTGCAGAGGATGGCACAACCACACCGCCTTCAGCAAACCGCGGGATGGCAGCGGCGCCACGTACGCCTGCCATCCAGTTCGCTGCAAACTTGCCAGCCTTGGACTGCGGCACGATATATTCAGGTTCACCGCCTTCGCCAACCATTGCTAGGGTCGGGCCGCTCACCACACCACCCTCAGCGAAGCGAGGGATTTGCGGCATGGGCAAGAAAGGAATTTGTGGCAAATTAACACGTGCCAGTGCTTGGTTGGCCCCTGAAATCACGTTGTTAATTGCCTGCACAACGCTGCCAATGGCGCTGCCGATGCTGTTCAGGATTTGATTCACGATGCCTTTCACTGCAGTAAATGCAGCCTTGAATGGCGCCGTAATCGCATCGGTCACACTCTTAAATGTGCTAGCAATCTTTTGCACCAACCCTGTGATCGCCTGATTGATTGGTGTCACAAAGCTAGTGTTTACAAAAGTAACAACAGCCTTGAATCCCGCCATGACCGGATCAATGAACACAGTCTTAAAACCCTTCGCAGCCTGCTGCAGCACGCTGCCGATGACCTTAAACGCTGCTCCAATCTGATCACGGAACGCATAGATCGCGGCACCAGCAGCAACCGCAAGCGCTACCCAGCCGACAGGGCCGGTGAAGACGCCGATTAAGATTTGCCCTAAGCCGCCCAGTGCCGCAACTAATGGGCCGATAGCTCCGGCGAATCCTGCAATGACAGCAGGAATTCCGGCAAGCAATGGGCCAAGTGTCGTGAACACAGCGAGAATCGCCGTGACGGCAGGTGCAAGCGCAATAAACGCAGCCGTCAATCCAGCAGCACTGACAACAAATGTTTGAGCCTGCGGGCTAAGTGTGCCGAACCATTGGCCAAGCTGCGTTAGCCCCTGTAACAGCCCGGTGATGATCGGCGTTAGGGCCGCAATGGCGCCAGGCAGTGATTCCCCTAGTTGCTGCGCCAGTTGGGTGATATATGGCAATGCAGCTGTAATGGCCTGATTGAATGGCCCCGCCAGCTCGCGCATAATCATGTTCAACGCATCATTGAACTGATCAGCTGCTTGCGCCATTTCAGTTGTGATGGTGGCGCTGTATTGGCTCATCGCTTCACGGCCACCGTTCAACATCGGAATCAGGTTGGCGCCTGATTTGCCAAAGATCTCCATGGCCAGCGCAGTCTTCTGCGCACCATCTGGCAGCTTGCTGAACTTATCGGCAATATCCAGCATCACTGCATCAACACTGCGCACCTTGCCGCTGGCGTCAACAGAGCTGACACCAATCGATCTCAACGCCTCATTTGCTTTGGATGCAGGATCAACAATGCCCTTGGCAAGCTTGCCCATTGCCTTGGCAACTTCATCCAAGCTGCTGCCACTATCTTCAGCAGCAGCACCGAACTTGCTAAGCGTTTCGACGCCAACGCCAGTGCGTTGGCTCATGTCATTGATGTTGTCTGCAGCATCAATGGCGTTTTTGCCAAGCACCGCAAGACCACCAACAGCAGCAGCGCCAAGCGCAGTCATGGCAGCGGCCGCTTTGCCGGCCATGCCGCCAAGCTTGCTGAATGCTGTGCCAAGTCCATTGGCCTGCTTGTCAGCAGCGCCGAGCGCCCTTTCTAGCCCTTGGATCTGGTTGATGCCGTCAACCTTGGCCTTAATGGTCAAGGCCGTTGTCATATCCAGCGCCATAGGTCAGCTCTTGCGCTTGTTGACGGCTTCCACCACTGTAGCCTCGATGATCTGCAGATCACTCAACAGTTCAGCTGGATTGTCGGCGCCATACAGCTCAAACGCCCAGCGCACAGCTGAATAGTCGAGGCCAATGATCGCGCCGCTATCAGCACGCCATTGCGTCTGCACCTTCAGGAAGATGCGCACTGCCGGCCATGCCTCCTCGATCACCTCATAATTCTTGGCCGCCTTACTGGGTGGTGGTGCGATGCCGAGCACGGCTGCATCCTTGGCTGTCTCGTCGATCTCAGTGCCAGCCACCCAATGCTCAGCGGCCCCGATCAGTTTTTTCTTTTCAGCTCAACCAGGGACTCAAAAAACGCATTGATCAGCGCTGGCGCCATCATCGGTACATCCAGCAACATGGCTTTACTGGCTTGGCTGAAAGGCACGGGCTCACCATCGCCGTCGACAATGCCGTCCCAGCCAACCAGGATTTCGTCTGCGATGCTCTGATCGCTGATATCCACAGCCGGTTCCTCGCCCCGTTCTGTGGCCTTCAGGCGCTTCTGTACCAGCTCTTGCATCTCATTGATGCGGCTTTGAGGCAAGCGCTTGAACTCAGCATCAAAGGTCTGCCGTTCCCTCTTGCCACCGTTGGCCGGCAACTTGATGCTGACCGGCCAGGTGTAGGAATCGGACTGCTTTAGGACAAAAGCCACGCGATCAGGTGTAGACGATCTCTAGCTCATCATTGCCCGAATCGGTCGGGGTGGCAATGTACGGCAGGGTCAGCATCTGGATCCCATCCTCATCGCTGTAGGACGGATTGCCCAGATCGATCTGCCCGGCCGTGAATGTCACGATGTTGCCGGCGGTCTGACCATGCTGGAATGTCAGGTTGCCGGTGCTGTTGCCGGTGGCATCCGTAAAGAAGTTGTGGGTGCCAACGGGGACAGCCTCGATCATCACCTCGCCAGCAGGGGCGCGGTTCGTGATCAGCACTTCCTTAGTGCAACCCACCAGCTCGCGGTAGACGATCTCATTGGCCAGCTCAAGACTGAAGCTCTGAAGGCAGCCGGCATAGCTGAACACTTGGAAGCCGGTAGTGTTGCCCTGCTTGAACACCACAGGATCGGCTTGATTGGCGTAGGTGGGGCTGCCCAGCGCCACGTCCGTAGGCGTGTTGTAGATGCCGGTGAACTCAAACGCGATAGTGGGGATCTCGCCTACGGCGCAGTTCAGCGAGAAGGTGCCGCGGCAACCGGTGGCCTTATGGAGCACGCCATCGTTGTTGAAGTAGATGGTGACGGACTTAGGAGATGCGTCACTGTTGGGCTCATAGGTGACGCTCACGCCAGCGCTCACCGTCTCAGTGAAGCTGCAAGCACGCAGCAACGGGCCATAGGCGGGCGCGGTGCCGGCGGTGCCAGAACCTGCCAGCTCAACCTCGAAATTGATCATGACCCGAGTCTGTGCCAGCAGCTGCTCAGATTGGCCGAGATAAGGCCGGATCAATTCACGGCTAACGGTCTCAGCCTCAAGCGGCGTAACCTCAATATTGCGAACCAGAATCGCGTTACTGCCAGCGGTCGGTGTAGGGTCCGTCCCGTAAGTAACCTCCAGGTCAGCCAGCAGCAGC